TATTATAGTGTAAAAAAATTTTATACGTGTTGGAGGACACCGCTATGGACCCAGACAAGATCATAGACTTCCCCGTGCTGTCTGAACTGGATCGGCAGTTTCTTGAGTTAGAGAAACAGCAAGAGCTAATACGTGAGCAGACAAAGCGCATAGAAGATGATAAGCTGGCTAAGTTTATAGAGGATTTATACAAGTGACCATAACTGTAGAGCCAGAGGTAGGTATCCCTCTGCCCGATTCAGCGACAAAGATTAAGTTAGCCGATAGAATATCTGCTGCTGCAGAAACATCCAAGCTGCTTGCATCGCATGGGTTGGATATACAGGTGACGGCAGAGGATAAAGACAACGCTGCCAAGATAGCCACCGCGTTTGCTGCGGACCCTATAATGACTACGAAGAAGGCCACGCCGAAGAGAACGGCGGCGCTGACGCCTGCTACGTTGCTTTTAACTGATCGAATCCTTAAAGATTTTGGTCATTCAGTCGTTAAGAGTAGTACCCAGATAAGGCACCTAGTCACAAACAAGCTAATCGAAGAAACCGAGAACCCAGACGCACGGATACGTATACGCGCACTAGAACTATTAGGTAAGGTCTCAGACGTGGGGCTGTTTGCCGAGAAAGCCGAAGTAACTGTCACTCACCAGACTACAGATGATATCAGAGATAGACTGCGAGATAAGTTAACTAAACTCGTAGATGTTACGCCAGATGATGTAGAAGATGCCGAGATTATAGACGCCACACCTGTCGATAATACGCCCATAGACATAGACGCCGAGCTAGGGTTAGACGATGAAGGATAATGTGGGCTTCTCCGAGGATGAAGTTCAGCACATGCTGGACAATTTGGACAGCTTCTCAGACGAAGAAATAGCCGAGATAGACAAGCTAGTAGAAGAGTTAGGTATACGTAAGCGCAACAAGACCGCCTACGATGACCTGATAGAGTTCTGTAAACGAATGCAAGATGACTACATAGTAGGGCGTCACCACCGTATTCTTGCTGACCTGCTGATGGCTATTGAAGCGGGTGATGAGGATCGTATCTGTGTCAACATACCCCCACGTCACGGCAAGTCCCAGCTAGTATCTATATTTTTTCCTGCGTGGTTCTTAGGTCGTAATCCTAATAAGAAGGTTATGATGGTGTCGCACACCACTGACCTAGCTGTGGACTTTGGACGTAAGGTACGTAACCTTATCTCCTTAGATGACTACAAAGCTATATTTCCTACAGTTAAGTTGGCGGTGGATAGTAAGTCTGCGGGGCGTTGGAATACGAATTTTGGTGGTGAGTATTATGCGTGTGGTGTTGGTTCTGCTCTTGCTGGTCGGGGCGCTGACCTCCTGCTCATTGACGATCCCCACTCAGAACAAGATGTTATCAACGGCAACTTCTCCGTGTTTGAGAGAGCATACGAGTGGTATACCTTTGGTGCGCGTACTCGTCTTATGCCGGGTGGTCGAGTAGCTATCATACAGACGCGCTGGCACATGGATGACCTGACAGGTCGTGTGACCGCTGATATGGTCAAGAACGAGAAGTCAGATCAGTTTGAGATTATAGAGTTCCCTGCCATCCTAGACTCCGAAGATGATGACGGTAAGCCCATACAAAAACCACTGTGGCCTGAGTTCTTTGACTTAGAGGCGCTGCTACGCACAAAGTCATCTATGCCCACGTTTCAGTGGAACGCACAGTATCAGCAGCAACCCACCGCAGAAGAAGCGTCTATCGTCAAACGTGAGTGGTGGCGCATATGGGCAGATGATGATCCGCCTGACTGTGAGTACATTATAATGTCGCTTGATGCCGCAGCCGAGAAACACAACCGCGCTGACTATACATCGCTGACAACGTGGGGGGTGTTCTTCAACGAAGAAGAGGAGATGCACAACCTCATCCTGCTGAACGCTATAAAAGAGCGTATGGAGTTCCCAGAGCTAAAAGAGTTGGCGGTACAAGAATACCACGATTGGGAGCCAGACGCGTTCATTGTGGAAAAGAAGTCATCGGGGTCAGCCCTGTATCAAGAGATGAGACGTATGGACTTGCCTGTGCAGGAGTACACACCTCACCGTGGGTCGGGTGATAAGATGGCACGTCTTAACTCTGTGGCTGACATAATACGGTCAGAGCTGTGTTGGGTTCCCGCTAAACGATGGGCAGAAGAGTTGGTAGAAGAAATAGCTGGGTTTCCGTTTATGTCTAACGATGACCAAGTTGACTCTACAGTTATGGCCTTGTTGCGTTTTAGGCAGGGTGGGTTCATACGACTACCTACTGATGTGTGGGATGACGAGCCTGATATACCCCAAAGAGCGGACTATTATTAACGTGCTAGCTTTATCATGTAGGTTTTGGTATCACGCCTATAGGACGCTGGCCGCGTCCCGTGGGGGTGTTCTGGGTTTCCTCCCAACCTATAGGGCACCCTCACATCGACAAAGACATATTTATTTGTTAGAATTACAAAAGAAACACCGTAGCGAGGCCCGACATGGCGATTGAAAAGATGATGACTCCCAATGAGGTTGAGTTATTAGGCGAAGGTCCAGACTTGGAAGTAGAAGTTATGGCCGACGCTGATAGCGCAGTTGAAGTCGAGATGGATGATGGGTCTGTAGTCATAAACTTTGGAAGTCCCGGACTTGATGATGATCTCGATGCAGCTATGGCAGATCACAATGCGAACCTAGCCGAGGGTATTGAGGATGCGATGTTGGAGAGCATGGCGTCTGAGCTAGTTGAAGACTTCGACAATGACCGTGCGTCACGTAAAGAATGGGCTACATCATACATAAACGGCCTAGATTTACTGGGTATGAAGATTGAGGACCGTTCACAGCCTTGGCAGGGGGCTTCTGGGGTGTACCATCCTATGCTCACCGAGGCTGTAGTACGGTTTCAAGCGCAGGCTATGAGTGAACTTATGCCTGCATCTGGCCCTGTTAAGTCAAAAATCGTCGGTAAGATGACACCTGAGAAATTTAAACAATCTCAACGTGTAGAAACAGAACTTAATTATCTTATAACGGAAGAAATGCCCGACTATCGGAACGAAATGGAGCAGATGCTGTTCAAACTTCCGTTGGCTGGCTCTGCATTTAAGAAAATTTACTACGATCCGATCTTAGAACGCCCTGTGTCTGTGTTCGTACCTGCGGAAGACTTTGTAGCGTCCTATGGCGCGTCTAATTTGCGTACTTGTCCGCGCTACACACATGTTATGAAGAAAACTTACGAAGAAATTCGTGCGTTGCAGGTAAATGGGTTCTACGCAGACGTAGAATTACCAGAACCAACGCGTGATATTACGGACATTGAAGAAAAATACAACGAAATGGACGGGACAGAGCCTGTTTACAGCGATGACCCACGCCACACGTTGTTAGAAATGCACGTAGATATCATACTACCCGAGCCATTTGATGATCCTGACGGTCTGGCGCTCCCATTTGTAATTACTATGGACAAATCTTCGCGTATAATTCTAGCAATACGCAGAAATTGGTACGAAGAGGATAAAAAAAGGCGGAAACGCAGCCATTTTGTACATTATCCATACCTGCCGGGGATGGGATTTTATGGGACAGGCTTGATCCACACCATAGGTGGGCTGGCAAAGTCCGCCACGTCCATTATGCGGCAGCTTATCGACGCTGGGACGCTATCTAACTTACCAGCGGGTCTAAAATCGCGTGGTATGCGGATAAAAGGGGACAATACACCCCTGATGCCCGGAGAATTTAGGGATGTTGACGTTCCGGGTGGAGCGATCAAGGATTCTATTACCTTCCTACCGTATAAAGAGCCGTCACAGGTGCTGTATACCCTCCTAAACAACGTGGTTGAGGAAGGACGGCGCATTGGCTCTGTAGGGGACATGCAGGTAGGTGATATGAACGCACAGGCTCCTGTGGGCACCACACTGGCGCTTATGGAACGGTCTATGAAGGTTATGTCGGGCGTACAAGCGCGCCTACACGCGGCTATGAAGGAAGAACTACGTATTCTGGCCCGTATTGTGCATGACTATATGCCCTCTGAGTACGCATATGAGATGGATGAGCCTGCGGACCGCGCTGCAGACTTTGACGGACGCGTAGACGTAGTACCCGTGTCTGATCCTAACGCTGCTACTATGGCGCAACGCATTATGCAGTACCAAGCAGCCTTACAAATGTCGCAACAAGCACCACAGTTGTATGATTTAGGTAAACTACACCGTCAAATGCTTGAGGTTCTGGGTATTCCAGACGCAGAAGATATTATAAAACTGCCTGATGATATCAAACCTGCTGATCCTGTGTCTGAGAATATGTCGATAATGAAGCAAGAGCCTGTAAAAGCGTTCTCGTATCAGGATCACGAAGCACATATTATGACTCACATGGCGGCACTACAAGACCCCAAGATACAGCAGATTGTGGGGCAGTCGCCGTTTGCAGGGGCCATACAAGCCGCTATGCAGGCTCATGTCACAGAACACATAGCATTACAGTATCGCAAAGAGATCGAAGCACAGCTAGGCACAGAGCTACCTAATCAGGATGAGCCACTACCCGAGTCTGTAGAGCTTGAACTGTCTAAGGTGGTCGCACAGGCGGCAGGACAGCTACTCAAGAAGGATCAAGCCGAGGTAGCCGCAGAGGAGAACGCCAAACAACAGGCAGACCCTCTGACACAGCTACAGCAGCGTGAGATGGCTATCAAAGAGCAAGAGCTTCAGCACATGATGAAGATGGATCAGGCCAAGCTACAGCTTGATATGGAGAATAAACGGGCGAATGTCGGTCTCCAAGAGGGGCGTATGGAAGCTGACAATGCTAAAGCAGCGGCTAACATACAGCTAAAAGTAGCCGAGTTGCAAACAGAAGAAGATACCACAGCTATTAAACTAGCGATGGAAGCAGCTAGAGACATAAACGATAGGGACTAATACGTGGAGCAGAGCATATTCCTAACGGTGTTGAACCGTATAGAGGAGCAACGTAGCGCAATACGTCATCATCTAGCAGGTGGTGGCGCTACAAATGACAGGGAATACTGGAAGTTTGTAGGTGAGTACGAGGCGTTGGGCAACATATCTACAGAAATTAAAGAAGTTGAACAACGATATATTGATACATAGAACTTTTAGTTGTATGGAAAAAATACGTGGATAATCCACGCTAGGGCGCTGTGAGCCTTTAATCACTGCTAGGAGACTAAAATGTACGCGGCCAACAAAGTAGAAGATAGCGAACTGCAAGCTAAACTTCCCGAACCCAAAGGCTTTAAAGTCTTAATTGCAGTCCCAGAATTAGACGGAAAGACAGAAGGCGGTGTTATTATGCCCGATGCTCTTAAATCTATGGAGGAGACAGCATCTATCATTGGGTTTGTTATAAAAACCGGACCCGAGGCTTACACAGATAAAGAACGGTTCCCCAGTGGACCTTACTGTGAGGAGGGAGATTTTGTAATCTTCCGTTCTTACTCAGGCACTAGATTTAAAGTGATGGGTAAAGAGTTTCGTATTATCAACGATGACACTGTAGAAGCAGTGGTAGAAGACCCACGGGGGTATAGTAGAGCATGAGTGGCGCAGAGCAAGCCGTAGAAGATACGGGCACCGTAGAAGTCAACATGGATTCATCCGAAGACATTGTTGTGGAGGTTGAAGACGATACTCCTGAAGAGGACAAAGGCCGACCACGCCGAGCCAAAGGCGAAGAAGCTGATATCCCTGAAGATGATGACCTTGAAAAACATAGTGAGTCCGTACAAAAACGGATTAAAAAACTAAAGTTTGAGTTTCACGAAGAGCGTAGACGCAAAGAAGAAGCAGAACGTGAACGCGAAGCGGCTATACAGTACGCGCAAAGTGCTAAAAGTGAGGCTGACAACCTACGCAAAAACTTGTCTGAGGGTGAGGGAGTTCTCATTACACAGGCAAAAGCACGTAATGAGTCTGAGCTTTCGCAGGCAAAGGCAGCTTATAAACAGGCGTATGATGCGGGTGATTCTGACGCGGTTATTGAAGCGCAGTCAGCTATGGTCAAATTACAGACCGAAGCTGATCGCATTGAAAACTGGAAGCCTCGTTCTGCCGAAGCGCCTGAACAACCTGCTCCTGCGCCTAGACCTCGCGCACCTGAACCTGATAAAAAGGCGCAAGAATGGGTATCCCGTAATCCTTGGTTTACTGAGGATAAGGCTATGGAGCGATATGCTATGCTTGTGCATCAGGAGCTAGTAGAAGAAGGAGTTGATTCTTCTTCCGATACATACTATAGTCGAATTGATGTTGCTATGAGGCAACGTTACCCAGATAGGTTTGACGATGTTGAAGAGGACAGAAAACCGCAACGTCAGGCTGGCTCCGTGGTGGCCCCGAGTGGTAGAAATACTGCTACATCACGCAACACGGTTAAACTGACCTCCTCTGAGGCCGCTATCGCCAAGCGACTTGGAGTATCATTAAAAGACTACGCGGCGCAAAAACTGAAGGAACTGAACAATGGCTGATCGCAAACCCCGCTCTTTGAACACCCGTGAAACAGGTGAACGTAGAAAACCGTGGAAACGATCCTCTATGCTACCTACCCCCGAACCGCGTGACGGACTTGCGTTCCGCTGGATTCGCACATCTACCTTGGGTACAGGTGACATGACCAACGTTTCGCAAAGGTTCCGAGATGGGTACGTAGCTGTGAAAGCAGAAGACTACCCTGAATTGCAGATTATGTCCGATATTGACTCACGTTTTAAGGACAATATTGAAGTCGGCGGGTTATTGCTCTGTGCAATACCTAAAGAATTGCAAGAAGACCGAGAATACGGTCAGTTGGAGACTGCACAACATCAGTCCGACGCCGTAGATAGGAATTTCATGCGGGAGTCCGACCCCCGTATGCCCGTAATGCCTTCTGAACGGTCTACTCGTACCTCATTTGGTAAGTAGCCTTCTGGCGCTTGCTGTAAATAAAATCGTAATAGAGGAGAGACTTAAATGGCTCTTACATCTACTCCATACGGTTTGCGCCCGATTAACGCTATTGGGGGTCGTTCCTTTGCAGGATCAACTCGTCAGTTACCGATTACTTCTGGGTTCAACACCGCTATCGCCAACGGCGACATTGTGCAGGTAGCCGCAAATGGCACCATCACAAAGGTCACTGACGTTGGAACAAACGGCGATCCGTTCCCTGCTGGGACTGTTGGCATCTTCCTTGGCTGTTCGTACACTGATACTGTTCGCGGGTTTACCCAGAATAATCAGTGGCCTGCAGGTCAAGTTGCTGCTGATGCTCAGGCTTATATTTGTGATGACCCTAACGCGTTGTTCCAAATTCAAGCTGATGCTGCCGTAGCGCAAACCCTGATGCACAGCAACTTTGCTGTTAATCAGACCGCCCCGGATACAGCCAACGGCAATTCCAGAATCTCTCTGGATGTGGCTACCGCTGCTACCACCGCTACGGTTGCTTTTAAGCTCGTAGATTTCGTTAACGCACCCGGATCAACCGTGGGTGACGCATTTACCGATGTGATTGTTAAGTTCAATCCTTCGTCACATGCGTACACCGCTGGTCTTGGCCTGTAAGGAGATAATCAATGGCTATTTCTCGCGCACAGGCGCTAAAAGAGCTTCTTCCGGGCCTTAACGCCCTGTTTGGTTTAGAGTACAACAAGTACGAAAACGAACATGAAGCCATCTACGAAACCGAGACTTCGGAGCGTAGTTTTGAAGAGGAAGTAAAACTTTCAGGTTTTGGCGCTGCACCCGTCAAAAACGAAGGTGCTGCTATCTCGTATGATAACGCGCAGGAATCATTTACTGCTCGTTACAACCATGAAACTGTGGCTATGGGTTTCTCTATCACTGAAGAAGCGATGGAAGATAACCTGTATGATTCACTGTCCACCCGCTATACCAAAGCACTAGCTCGCGCTATGGCTTATACCAAGCAGGTTAAGGCAGCGGATTTGCTGAACACAGGCTTCGCCACCTTTAACTCAGGTGATGGCGTCACGCTGTTCAACACCGCACACCCCACAGTATCGGGTGCTACAAACGGCAACCGTCCTGCGGTAGCTGCTGACCTGAATGAAACCTCGCTTGAGCAAGCAGTAATTGATATTGCAGCCTACGTTGATGAACGTGGTCTTCTTATCGCTGCGCGCCCACGTAAGCTCATTATCCCTACAGGTCTTATGTTTGTGGCAACACGCTTGCTGGAAACTGTAAATCGTGTGGGTACAGCCGATAATGACATTAACGCACTTAACTCAAACGGTTCTATTCCGGGCGGTTATACGGTTAACCATTATCTGACTGATGCAGATGCGTTCTTTATCACTACTGATATTCCGAATGGCATGAAGCATTTTGAGCGTACCGCGATGACAACATCTATGGATGGTGACTTCGATACAGGTAACGTGCGCTATAAAGCGCGTGAGCGTTATTCGTTTGGTGTCTCTGATCCGTTGGGTATCTACGGTTCTCCCGGAGCCTAATTTAGGCACTGGCGACAGTTTGAGAGGGGTGACTTCGGTTGCCCCTTTCTTTTTGTTCAAAGGTGCTGTATTACTAACTCATCCCTGACAGTTACAGTGTGTAACTGACATTTGCCACGACAGGAGATTATCATGGCTAACACAACTTTTTCAGGTCCAATCCGGGCAGGTAATATTAAGAATACTACAGGCACAACTGTAGGCACTGACATTGCTAACGTAGGTTACGTTGTAATGTGTCAAGACACAGTACAGAGTCTTGCAGGTGGCGCTCTTGCAGCGGTTGTAACGGATATCGTAATACCAGCAAACTCTAAGATCGTTAACTGTATCATTGATCTTGTAGCTGCGGCTAATGCTACTACCAACATTAGCGTTGGTGAAGTTGGCGGTAATGCAAACACTATTATCAATACGGTTGCGTCAGGAACTACGGTGGGCGTCAAAGCACTGGGTGCTGGCGGTGGTGGAACCTTAGAATGGGGTAACACTGGTGCATCAGACATTCGTTTGACTGTAACATCTTCTGCTGCTACTAACGCAGGTTCTGTCCGCATTACAGTAATGTATGCACAAGCGTTTAACACTGTAATACGACCTTAAAGGAGTAGCTAAATGGCTGGTCAAGAGGTTAGAGCTTACAATTTTGCGGCAAGCGATACTGCTGCTCTTGTAGGCCCATCACGGGGCAGGTTGCAGGGCGTTTTAGTTAACGCTGCTGCGGCTGCGGCTTTTACCATACGTAGTGGTAGTGCTACGGGTGAGATTATACTTCAGTTAACCCTGCCTGTGGGCTGGAATGACGTATATATCCCTAATGACGGTATACTTGCTGATAATGGTTGTTTTGTCTCTGCTTTTACAGGCACTGACAATGTAATGACCCTGCTCATAGAGTAAATCGTTATGGCTTCAAAGGGTGAGATGCCGAAGCGTAACAAAAAGAATTTCCGCTCTACTAAGTCTGGGGCGGGAATGACAAAGGCGGGTGTTGCTGCGTATAGACGTAAAAATCCCGGTTCTAAGTTAAAAACCGCTGTCACGGGTAAGGTCAAAAAAGGCAGTAAAGATGCCAAGCGGCGCAAGTCGTTCTGCGCTCGTTCTGCTGGACAGATGAAACAATTTCCCAAAGCAGCAAAAGACCCTAATAGCCGTCTAAGACAGGCTAGAAGACGCTGGAAGTGTTAGGATAGATTATGCCAAAACGTGATACACAGGCCGCACAAGATCGTCGCAAAAACAAAAAGACTGAGAAGCGTCTGTTTGAAGAGTCTCAACGTCTTGAACGTGAGCGCATTGAACGAGAAGAAGAGTTAATTAAACAACAACAGCAACAGGGTGTATTTAAAGGCGCTAAGGGTGGTATACTTAAAATGCGTAGTGGTGGCAAAATAGATGGCCTCGCTATGCGAGGTAAGACACGAGGGCGATATGTCTAAAGCAAAACCTTCAAATGCAGCCCTGTGGTCGAAAGCTAAGTCCGCAGCTAAAAGCAAGTTTAAGGTCTACCCTTCCGCTTATGCAAATGCTTGGGCTTCCAAATGGTACAAGTCCAAGGGTGGCAGTTGGTCGGGTGGCAACAATAAGGTAGCTAAACGTGGCAAAAGCACCAAAAAAGGGTAAAGGCGGTCTTGGCAAATGGTTCGGTGAAGAGTGGACCGATGTTAAGACGGGTAAAGCCTGCGGACGTAAATCCGCTAAAGGCAAGTCCAAGCGTCCCTACCCTGCCTGTCGCCCTAAGAAAGTGGCGTCTAAGATAACTAAGTCCGAGGCTACAAAGAAAACTGGGCCTAAGCGTGTAAAATGGTCTACTACTGCTAGTGGTAAGAAGAGGACTAAATAATGGCTACAGTCGTACCTGACCTACCTGAGTTGTTTGAAGAAGCCTTTGAACGGGCTGGTTTGCAGATGCAATCTGGGTATGACTTACGTACTATCCGTCGTAGTCTCAATATATTAACCCTAGAGTGGCAGAACAGGGGCCTTAACCTGTTTACTATTGACTCTGGCACTGTCGATCTGACCGCAGGGCAAATAGATTATAGTATGCCTGTAGATACTATAGATATTATTGAGCATCAGCTACGTACTGGTACAGGTACAAATCAAATAGATACAGCTTTGCAGCGTGTTAGCGTGTCTACATATGCACAGCAGACTAACAAGAACACTGTAGGACGGCCCACGCAGATATATGTGCAGCGGCTACCCACAGAAGTAAAATTTACACTGTGGCCTACACCGGACACTACACAGACTTATCAACTACTGTACTTTCGCCTCAAGGGTATTGATGGCCTTGCGTCAGGTGTTGGAGGAGAGACAAGCAATATACCTCCACGGTTTGTACCTGCACTTGTATCAGGGTTGGCGTTTCACGTAGCTATGAAAAAACCTGAAGCTGCGGCTAGGGCGGTGCCTCTTAGAGAAGAGTATGAGTATCAATTCAAGCTAGCGGCATACGAGGATCAAGAACGTGCGTCTTCTATATTCGTACCGTTTCAAACCTTTCACGGTGGTATGAGATGAGCTACGCGTCTGGTAAACACGCATACGGTATATGTGACCGGACAGGGTTTAGATACCCATTAGAAGACCTTGTATATGAGTTCCAAGACGGGCATCGTACAGGGTTTCGCGTTGGCAAAGATGTAGTTGATCCAGATCAACCACAAAACTTTTTAGGACGCATCCGAGTAGTTGACCCACAATCATTGCTTGATCCAAGGCCCGATGCTTCTCCCGGACGTGGTTTATTTGGTTGGAACCCTGTAGGGCACACCCTTGTTCACTTAACAGGACAAGTAGGTAGTGTTACTTTAGACATTCCCGTACCAGAAAGTAACACTGTCACGGGCGTAGCAGCGTCTGGTTCTATAGGTACTGTTAGTGTACTTGCGGGAGACGATATTGACGTTTCAGTTACAGGCATAACAGGTACAGGCGCTTCAGGCGCTACTACTGTAACTACAAACATATTTGCGGTAACAGTAGCTTCTGGAACTAACCCATACGGCACGGGTAATAAGTTCTACATAGATGGCGTTGTTAGTCCGACAATAAGTATTGCAGAAGGTTCTACCTTCCGATTCGATCAGTCTGCTTCTTCTAATAGTAGCCACCCACTGCGCTTTAGCACTACGGCTAACGGTACGCATGGTGGTGGTTCTGAGTACACTACAGGCGTAACCACATCGGGAACGGCTGGACAGGCTGGCGCGTATGTCCAGATAACTGTAGCTAACAGCGCACCAACCTTATACTATTACTGCGTAAACCACAGCGGTATGGGCGGTACGGCTAACACACCATAGGAGACTTGGACATGGCACCTAAAACATCTAAAAGGCCCGTAACACGGGAAGACGCAAAGAGATTAGCAGCAAAACGTAAGCGCGTTAGCGAATCTCCCGGTATGACCAAGCGAATGAACGCTTCTGGCGCTACCGGAAATAAGGGTTCTCGTTTTGGAGCAGAAGAAACTGCTAATATGATGGCTACCGATTCTGCCCGAGGGGGTACAAATCCAAAAGAGGAAAGAGACAGAAAAAAGGCGCAAGCATTTTTTGATTCAGTCTTAAAAAAAGCCTATGGCGGCACGATGAAGAAAAAAGGTATGGCTAAAGGCGGCGCTGTAACCAAGAAGAAAGCTGGTGGCGCTGTAGCTAAGAAGAAGGCTGGTGGTGCTGTTACCAAAAAGATGGGCGGCGGCAAGATGATGAAGAAGGGCTACGCCAAAGGCGGTAAGCTAACAAAAAAGATGGGTAAAGGCGGAACTCTAGTACGCGGTACTGGCGCGCAACGAAGCGGCAGAATGGCAAGAGGACCAATGGGATAATATGCCCTACCTACAAAGCAATATACCGCACTTTAAGTGTTGGGTTCGTCGTGAGTATACGGTCAATCATGAGCGTTACCACGGCGAATTTCTACATGCTATGGTTATTGCTGTTACTACGATGCCCAACAGATGCCTGAGTTTTCAGATTATCTTTACGGGGTGTGAGGCGGACGATACAGACGATGAGAATGTGCATGGTGGGGCTATGTGGGCTAGGATGCCCATAACTGCCTTGGTAGCTGATGAACCATTTGAAGAGTGGCCCGAGGGTATGGCAGTTCACGAAGCCCAGCCTTGGGACTGCCCTTCTCATACACATGCGGTATATACGCTTGACAGGGCATCACCTTGCCCGTGGATGGCTAAGATCGCAGGAGGGTTCTTTCCTGCTAAGTACCTATTTACTGTAGACTATACCGACACAGATGTAGCAGATGACCCTGCACAGCATAAACAAGCGCATGTACTACAGCTACTAGATGCGGGTAAGTGGACAGGCAATATAGTGGCGTTACCTAACAATAGGGTACGGGTAACACACCCTGCGTGGTTTGAGACAGGTGAAGGCGCACCAGACTTTAAGCCGTCACAGCATATACATTATTCTAAATCTGATTTAGACTACACGCTAGATGTAACGCAGATATTTGATAATTTGTACAGCGAGGATTAGATTTATGGGCAAGATGAAAGAATTGGATATAGAACTTCAAGACTTACGGACAGAGTTTTTTGACAGCCCTGCGTCAGATCAAATGAGCTTTGATCAGTTTCTTATTAGAAAAGGCAAGAAAAACCTGTCTAAGCTGGCCGCAAGCAAAAGAAGCAAGGGCGGTAAAATAGATAAGATGGGTAGTGGTGGTGTGTGCAGAGGAATGGGCAAGGCTCGTGGGGGCAAATATAGGATTGTCTGATGAATTATACTGAGCTTACGCAAGCTATAAAAGACTATACAGAGAACACAGAGGCAACATTTGTCTCTATGATCCCTACGTTTGTTCAGCAAGCGGAGCAACGTATATTCCGTACTGTTACTATACCCGAAGTCAGGTCCAACAGTACGGGTACTCTTTTTCAAGGGAACCAATACCTAGAACGCCCTGCTGATTTCTTAGCGGTATTCTCTCTAGCAATCGTTGATCCTGTCACAGCAGCATACACGTATTTGCTAGAGAAAGACGTTAACTTTATGCGGGAAGCGTACCCTGTAGCTGCTACTCAAGGCGTTCCGAAGTATTATGGACAGTTTGATGGTGACGCTATAACAGCGGCTACAGACGGACACTTTATTATAGGTCCAACGCCTAATGCTACATATACCGTAGAGCTACATTACTACTTTGAGCCTAAGTCTATTGTTACTACAAGCACGTCTTGGCTTGGTGAGAACGCTGATACTGTACTTCTTTATGGTTCCTTGGTAGAGGCGTACACGTTTATGAAGGGCGATCCTGACGTTATGCAGTCATACAGAGAGCGATATGAGTCTGCGCTACAACAGTTGTCCGTTATTGATGCCGCCAGCAAAGGCGATAGTTACAGGGATGGGAACTTTAGATGAATATGCCGTTTGAAATGTCTGTTGGTAGCGTCGGAGTCCGAACTACTAATAACCGAGGATTTACTCCAGAAGAAGTCGCGGAGCTATGCGTTGATAGGTTAATGATAGTATCAAATGATGCGCCGCCAGCAATAAAAGATCAAGCCTTGGCTCACAAGGAACGTATGAAGGCTGTAATCGCAGTCTACATGAAACAGGCTATCCAGAGCGATAGAACTACTGTATATAATGCAATCAGTGATGCTGGTCATAAAAAACTAGCCGAATATATAAGGAAAATGTAAATGGCTTTTAATGGCAACTTTATGTGTACCTCTTTCAAAGTTGAAGTTTTGAAGGGTGTCCACAATTTTACCGCAGCGTCTAACGTGTTTAAGCTGGCGATGTATACCAACAGCGCAACCTTTACGGCTGCGACTACTGCGTACACTTCTGGCAATGAGGTTAGTGGTACAAACTACACTGCTAAAGGAAATGCTGTAACTACAGTTACTCCTGTTGCGTCTGGTACAACAGCTCTTGTAGATATGAACAATGTTGTGTTTTCTAACGTAACACTTACAGGAGTCCGTGGCGCGTTGATCTTTAACGAGGCAGCTTCGGGTGATCCCACTGTATGTGTGCTTGACTTCGGTTCTGACAAGGCTGCAAGTGCAGGTGACTTTACAGTAGTGATGCCAACCGCAGACGCGAGTAACGCTATTATCCGTATCGCCTAAGTGAAGGGATAACCCATGCCATTACCTTTTTCTGGCTGGGGCCGTGGCGGTTGGAGTTCTGGCTCTTGGAATAGCTTACAGGAAGGTCAATCCGTTACGGGAGTAGCGGGTACAGGTGCCGTTGGTAGCGTAAGCACTACTAGCGGTGTTACTCAGCCTGTTACTGGGGTTAGTGGTACATCTGCGCTTAACACTGTTGTAACTGAATCTGATGGTAATCTTACGGTAATTGGCCTTAACTCTATTGGGGCAGTAGGCGCAACCACTATAATCTCAAACTCTGTACTACCTGTTACGGGTCTTTCCTCTACCGGTTCTGTGGGCGCAGCAACAGCTAGAATAGGTATTAACGCTAACATCACAAGTGGTGTGGCGGGTACTGGCGGCGTTGGCTCTGTAACCGTAACGGGCCTAGCAAATCAAACCGTTACAGGTGTAGCAGGCACTGGCTCAGTAGGTGCTACAACCTATATATTCTCGTATTCCGTTACAGGTGTGGCGGGTACTGGCGGCGTTGGCGCTGTTACCATTGAAGGTAAAGCTAACCATACCGTTACTGGAGTGGCAGGTACAGGCGCAGTAGGTACTACTACATACGTATTTAGTTATCCGGTCACAGGAGTAGTAGGCACAGGCGCTGTGGGTACTGTCAGTGTAAACCAAGCCTTTGCTGTTACGGGTGTATCTGCTACAGGAACAATAGGTGATACGTTTGTATGGGAGAAAATTAGTCCTACAAACAATCCAAACTGGGTGCCTGTAGTTGCGTAATCTGAAAAACATTGCGTCTTAACGATAGGCGCGATATAAACTAGACAACTTATTTGCTTAGGAAACTCACATGGCTAGTACATATGGAAATGATCTTCGGCTAGAAGAAATTGGCGATGGCGAACAATCTGGTACATGGGGCGCTACAACCAACACAAACCTTGAATTAATTGCAGAGGCTCTTAGCTTTGGCACCGAAGCCATTACTACCAACGCCGATACGCACACCACTACGATTGCAGATGGAGCTACCGATCCGGGTCGCTCTCTGTATTTGAAGTATACAGGAACGCTGGACAGCACCTGCACTATTACAATCGCGCCCAACTCTATTAGCAAAACATGGTATATTGAGAACGGTACAACTGGCTCTCAAAGCATTATCATCTCGCAAGGCTCTGGGGCCAATGTAACAATTCCAACAGGGCAAACTAAGGTTGTTTATTCAGATGGTGCAGGTTCTGGCGCAGCTATGGCTGAGATTGGCACGTTGGGTGTTACTAATCTGAATGTGTCTGGTGATATTACGGTAGGGGATGACCTTACTGTGACAGACGATATGACTGTTGGTGGAACTCTTGGCGTTACTGGGGTTTTAACAGGTACGTCATTAGATATTAGCGGCAATGTAGATATTGATGGCACTCTTGAAACGGACGCGCTTTCTATTAACAGTACCGCCGTTACGTCCACTGCGGCTGAATTAAATATTCTTGACGGCGTTACAGCTACAACCGCAGAACTCAACATTATGGACGGCGTTACTGCCACCACTGCTGAGTTAAACATTATGGACGGCGTTACGTCCACCACTGCCGAGTTAAACATTTTGGATGGCGTTACATCTACTACTACTGAAATAAACCAATTAGACGCTATTACTCGCGGCAGTATCCTGTATGGCAACGCTTCTGGAGCAACGGCTAGATTAGCCAAAGGTGGCGCGGCTACAGTTCTGACTTCGGACGGCACAGATATTAGTTGGGCTGCTGCGGCTGAGGGTGGTACATTCTTGCCCTATCCTAAATATCCCTCTGATTGGGCGTCACCAAGTAGCAATTACACATCGTCAGGCACTTGGTCCAAAGGTGGATTAGATGGTAGTACTACAGTCTGGATATATTTAGTTTCGGGTGGACAAGGTGGAAATTCTGGAGTGTACAGCCTTTCGGGCAATGGAGGAAGAGCCGTATTACTTTGTGGATGGGCTGATCTTTTTGATGGGGGAACGTATGTTGTTGGTGCGGGCGGTACGGGGCTTCAAGGCGGTCCAAACTTTCAAAGTGGAAATATAGGAGGCGCTAGCTCCTTTACTCTATCTAGTTCAAATGGGGGTTCTGTTTTTACAACAGGAGCAATCGAGAATGCACAAACTAATGCCGATTTTTGGTCGGGGAATAATGTAATATATTGTGGTGGCGCTCAATCAGACCTAACTAACGATCTTATGTCAAATGTTGGAGCATATACTTTCGTAGAGGGAGACCTGCCTACTGTTGGGGGGCAGCTATACAACAGATGGCAATCTCAAGGGGCATTAACCACTATAGCCGCACAATATATTGTTTTCGGAGGTGGGTCGGGGGGTACAGGCTATGGCAACGGCGCTGGTGTCCCTTCAATTAGCTTATATGCAGGTAACGGTGGAGTAAGGGGTGCCAACGGTAATGGCGTAGCTCCCGGTGGCGGTGGCGGTGGCTCAAATTCGTCATCAGATACTGCGGGAAATGGTGCAGCAGGAAGCGTAAGGGTTTATCATGTCTCATAAAATTTGGTATAACAAAACAACAGGCGATGGCGGTGTATTTGACGATACAGAAGATATGTCAAACTGGCCTGACTTTCAAGAAACGAAACCTGCATCGCCAGCTTTAACAGAGGAACAAGTGCGGACACAGCGTAACTTATTATTAGAGGCATCTGATATTATGGCGATATCCGATAGGATAACCGACGAGTGGCGCACGTACCGACAGGCACTGCGTGACGTACCCGCGCAATCTGGGTTTCCCACAAATGTAACTTGGCCCATTAAGCCTAGCTAATGCCAGATATAGATGAACGCGTCTCTGCGTTAGAAAGGGATATGGCTGCTTTGCAAACGGAAGTCAGGATACAGTTTAAAGAGGTCTTTACTAGAATAAAGCGTCTTGAGACCGTACTTATAGCTACATCTGGCGCAACCATTATTATGTTGTTAACAATTCTTAGTCGTATGGGGTAAGCATGTGGTACACGTTTTTGTTCTTATACTATATATAGGCATAGGATCAGAACGTGCGGCAATAAGTAGTGATTTATATTTTAAAAGATTAGATATATGTAATTGGTACGCTGAACACTTAGTTAGGCGCTTCGGGTATCCCGAAACAAGAGATTACGGTACAGCTTACTGTGTACCTAAATCAGTCGATCCTAGTAAGGTGAAGGTTTATGATTGACCCTGTAACAGCATTTGCAGCAGCTAACGCAGCCTTCAAAGGCGTAAAAATGTTAGTCGGCGCTGGTCGTGAGATGCAGGACGTTAGCAAGCAGCTTGGGCAGTGGTACTGCGCTGTTGCAGATATTTCCAAAGCAGAAACACAGCGTAAGAACCCAACATGGTTGGATAAGAAAACACACGGGACCGATAACATAGAGCAAGAAGCTATGGATATCGTGATCCGCAAGAAAACCCTGCTTGAAAAAGAAAAAGAGATTAAATTCATGTTGGACTACAGGTTTGGCTTGGGGACTTATGATGAGATGCTGGGTATGCGCCGTAAGATACGTGCTGAACGAGAAGAGACCGTATATCGTGCTATGGAAGCCAAGCGTCAAATACAGAATAACATGGCTATAGGTGGGTTAAGTTTGGGTATATTGTGTATGTTAGGTGGTGGTATGTATTTAATAATGTTGGCTACACAGTGATAAATGCGTTAATACTATCAGTAACGCTTGCGGGGGTCGCTAACCCGACTCATGTGCAATGCCATTTATGGAAACGGCTTACAGCCGAAAACGGTCAAAAGGTGTGTGTATACAGATTTACTGCAGGGTATGGAGGTTTGGGGTATCACTATCCTACAAAGAGTTTTTCTGAGTGTCCCAAGGTGTTTAGTTGCCTTTATGAGAAGAAGGACAAACGGCCTAGTTTGTCAGAAATATTAGATGGCCTGAAAGGAGGTTTCTAATGTCCATAACTTTTAAGACTATACTAGAATATCGTCTTATGCCGAGACTTATGATGTTTGTAATGACGGTGATGTATATACGAGTTCTGGAGTGGGGGATGACTTTAGAGGATTTGTCCACACAGCAGTCCGCGATGATATCAATTTGTTCTGGGTCTATGACAGGCGCATTTGCCGTATGGTTAGGATCAGAAAAATGATGGCATTATTGGGAAGTTTACTTGGCTTCGGTAGTTCGTTCTTGCCGTCTGTTCTTGATTACTTCAAGGCAAACCAAGCGCAGAAGCACCGTATGGAAATGATGCAGCTAGAGACAGAGCTTGCTCAGAAACGTTCTGAGATGAAGCTGGTCGAGCTAGATAAAAAAGCTGACATTGAAGAAACAAGAGGGTTGTATGAGCATGACCGATCTATTGACGCTGGAGGATTTATCAACGCTCTCAGGGGTAGTGTTCGTCCTATTGTTACTTATGCCTTTTTCGGATTGTTCGTAGCCACAAAAGTTGTGATTATGGTTAAGGTTACACAGGCAGGTGGTGATTGGATGCAAGCTGTTGACTTGATGTGGGATGGTGAAACGTCAGGTTTATTTAGTGCAGTGTTAGCGTTTTGGTTTGGGAATAGAGCAATCTCTAAATATGCGGGGAAGTAGTTATGGGCTACAAGTTAGGAAAACGAAGCCTGTCAAGGCTAGAAGGTGTAGACGAAAGTCTGGTAACTGTCGTGAAGTACGCCATAGGTGTTACCAAACAAGACTTCTCGGTAATCTGCGGACTGCGAACAATAGACGAGCAACGTGCTTTAGTAGCAAAAGGCGCGTCGCAAACCATGAAGTCAAAACACATTGATGGTAATGCTGTGGACCTAATGGCCTACTGTAACGGTGGGGGTCGGTGGGAGCTTAATCTGTACGATGAGATTGCTGATGCCATGAAAGAAGGCGCAGAAGCTGCGGGTGTTAAGTTACGGTGGGGCGCTGCATGGACTATTGACGATCTAGGCGCTTACGATGGCACAGCAGAACATGCTATGTGTTCGTACATAGATACACGTAGATCACAGGCGCGTAGGCCGTTTATTGATGCGCCCCACTTTGAGCTAATGCTTTAGGAGAGTTATCTATGGCCTATACAAAACTGCAGTTCAAACCGGGAATTGTCCGCGATGTTACACGATATAGTAATAATGGTGGTTGGTTTGATAGTAATCGCATTAGGTTTCGTATGGGTTTTCCTGAAACTATTGGGGGTTGGACAAAATTTAATCCTGTAGCCTTTTTGGGTTCATGTAGGTCGTTATTTAATTGGACTAACTTATCAGGGGAAGACTTTATAAGTGCGGGTACTAGCCTAAAGTTTTATATATTTGAAGGTAATCAGGCTAACGATATAACTCCTATAAGGTCATCTAACAATGCAGTTACGTTTGCGGCTACTAATGGGTCAAGCACTATAACTGCTACGGATGCGTCACATGGAGCAGTGTTAAACGACTTTGTTACGTTTTCGGGAGCAGCATCGTTAGGGGGTCAAATAACGGCTGCAGTGCTAAACAAGGAATATCAAATAACTGAAATAGTAAGTACCGATGTTTATAAATTTGTAGCCACAGCTACAGCTAATGGTTCTGATAGTGGTAATGGCGGTGCTAGTGCTAAGGCTGCGTATCAAATAAACACAGGACAAGCTAACGCTACTTTTGGCGCAGGTTGGGGCGCAGGCGTATGGGGGCGAGGTACATGGAGTTCTGCAGCTAATGTAACTATTCCTGCTGCATCGCTACGCCTTTGGTCTCAAGATAACTTTGGTGAAGACCTTGTGATAAATGTACGTAATGGGGGTATATTTTATTGGGATACTTCAGGTGGGGTAGGCACAAGAGCAGTTGCATTATCTACTTTAAGCGGCGCACAGGCCGCGCCTACTGTGGCTGCTATTGTTTTAGTGTCTGAAAAAGATCGACACGTAATCGCATTTGGGTGTGATCCTGAGAGTGCTTCTGGTACACAAGACCCTTTAACAATTAGGTTTTCTAGCCAAGAATCAGCTACAGAATGGCGAACCTTAGATACTAATACTGCAGGAGAACTGCAACTAAGTTCTGGTAGCGCAATTATTGCGGCAGTGCAGACTAAACAACAAATCCTTATTTTAACAGATATATCTGCACATGCGATGCAGTATGTAGGTGATCCATTTATTTACGGTATTTCAGAAATATCTAGGAACATATCTATAGTAGGGCAGAACGCTGCTGTGGCTATCGGAGATGCCGTATACTGGATGGGTAGAGGGCAATTTTATTTATATAATGGTAATGTTAAAGAAATACCTTGCTCAGTAAAAGAATACGTATTTACAGATTTAAACTTACCACAACAATCTAAAGTTATGGCAGGTAGCAATACAGCTTTTTCTGAGGTGTGGTGGTTCTACCCTTCTTTAAATTCAGAAAACAATGATAAGTATGTAGTGTTTAATTACGCTGAGAATATCTGGTATTATGGCACCCTTAGCCGCACTGCATGGATAGACAATACTCACGCGGGAAATCCTATAGCTGCAGCTACAGATGGGTATTTATACACACATGAGATTGGCACTGATGACGGCAGTACAACTCCTGCATCTAGTATAGATGCGTTTATAGAATCTAGCCCTATAGAGCTAAGTGACGGTAATCAGTTTATGTTCGGGCGTAGAATACTACCTGACATATCATTTAGAAATTCTACAAGTGTAGGAACTGCATCTGCAGAACTTAGTCTATCTGCTAGAAACAGTCCGGGTGGTAGTGCTTTTGGTACTGAAGATAACACACTAACAGGACAACCGATACCTGTAGGTACATTTACTGAAGAAGTAGACATACGGATTAGGGGTCGCTCAGTAGCGTTAAAGTTAGCTTCCATAGCCAGTGTTCCCGGTGTTTCGTGGCGGTTGGGTACTCCTAGAATAGATGTACGTCCAGACGGGAGACGATAATGACTACTGAAGTACCTGTCCCATTCTTTGCTGATGCTCCTGAAGAGTACGATGCGGTGTACTTTGCACAAATGACGCGTAGCTTTGCGTTGTATGCACAGCAGATGAGTAATCCCGGCCCTATACGGGGTACAACTATAGTGATGACTAATCTCCCTGTGTTTGCTAATAACACAGCAGCGGTATCTGGCGGACTAGCCGTTAACAGTGTCTACAAGACTTCTGGCGGTGAACTGAGGATAGTAGTATGAAGGATATTTTCTAATGGGTTTTTGGTCTGACACATTTGGCGGCGGAAATAGCTTTTCTGAAAGCCTAGCAAACGTAACTACTCCGGGAGATGACTACGAGTATCGTGGGGGTACGTTGTACGGTAAAGACAATAAGGCTGTTGATTATAACCCTGATACTGGAAAATATGGGGGCGCAGGCGCTCCTTCTAATCTGGGAGCTATGGATTCTAAAAGTACAGATGCCTACAGTTACAACCTAAATCAAGGCAATGCAGGCACTACACCGTTAGGCTCTAACGCTACAAGTGATAGAGGTGGTCTTGCTAACGGTCTTGGCGCTATAACTCGCAGACCTTCAACTATGGCTAGTCTAGGACTTATGGCAGGAGGGATTCCCGGCGCAATTATGGCGGGTACTATAGCGGCAGGTAGCCGTAATAGATACAATCAGAAAAACCCTGCATTTCCAATAGACCGTACTCTTAAAGCTGATCCTGAATTTAGAAAGAAAGCAGCAGCGCAAGAATTTAGCCGCGATTTTGGACGTTTGGGGAAAGAAGGTAGATCATTTACTTCAGCTCAACTTAAACAGATACGAGAAGACCCAAAAGGACGCATAGAAGGCGCGTTTTTTAAAGACGGTGATACTTCTAAGCAATTTAAAATGAATATGTTTGGTAATACTTACGAAATTAATCCTGAAACGGGTAATTCTAAGTTAATAGAAGACCAAGCTGCCGCTGCTGGTGGTGAGGGTGGCGTTGCTGCGGTACGTCCTGTAGGTACACAGGCTACCGTACCTACTGGTGGTTTACCCGCTATAAGTGCTATGTCCGAAGCCGCTGCATCGGGTGCGTTTATGCCTATACCCGATCCCAACTATGATCCTAATGACCCTATGTCTTCTAAGTACATTATTAACCCTACATATGATCAGATTGCTGAATATCAAAAGTCTATATTAGGCATGGCAAGAGGTGGTGAAGTTGAGTCGGCGTTAGGCGGTAATGAGAAAGACCTAATTAACGATGCTGAAAAAGCCATACGTGGTGAGTTAGACGAGACTAGGGCCGCTATTATCCTTGCTCAATACGTGCAGCAGTACGGAGAAGGTGCGTTAATGAACCTAGTAGATAGTGTACGTACTGGTGAGGCCGACGAAACTCGCGCACAATTTGCAAGTGGTAAAAACGGCATGGTACGCGGTAACGGTGACGGGTCTGGTGTAGATGATATGGTGACGGCTCAACTTAAAGACGGTGATGCTACGCAAGACGTGTTACTAGCAGACGGTGAATTTGTAATGCGTAAAGATGCAACAGATTCATTACAGAAAGCATATGGTGATGATATGCTTGATAAAATAAACGATGCTGGTCCCAACGCCGCCGCAGCTCTTAAAAAGTACCTTACCGGATGAAAGATGTAATTGTAGAAAACAACCCTGTCATAACACCTGTACCTATTGAGTACCTAGATACGGTGTGGTCTCAAGTTGAGGAGTTTATGGATCGTGCGGTGCGGACTACAAACGACAAGTTTACTACTCAAAGCGTTTATGATGATATAAAACGTGGTTTTTATACGTTATGGATTATTGTTAAGGATGATGTTATTGTGACCGCACTTACAACTCGCATACTAGAATACCCTAACAAACGTGGGTTAGCAGTTGATTGGGTTGGCGGTGGCAATATGGTAGAGGTCTTAGCTTTGTCTCAGTCTACACTACGTAAATACGCTAAAGATAATAACTGTGACCACCTTGAAGGTTACGGACGTAAGGCATGGGGGCGATGCCTAAAGAAGTATGGCTGGAAGCCAGAATACATTGCTTATAAAATGGAGTTATCCGATGGGCGGTAGTACAACATACAACAGCACAACTACTCAAGCGGGTTCTTCTGTTGCGGACTTACCCGCATGGGCCAAACCTTACTTTGAACGTAACTTAGCTAAAGCCGAAGCCGAGTACGGTAAAGATTACGAAGCCTATACGGGTGATCGAATTGCAGGTCAAAGCCAAGACACGCTTGATGCCATATCGGGTACGCGTGATCTTGCTAACCGAGAGGTAGGAATAACAGGTCTTTCTGGCGCACAAGATTATATGACAGACGGTATGGCTACCGCAGAGACGTTAGGTGATTACAACCCTAATACGTTTAGTGAGTATGACTATAATGATGCTGCTAAATTTACGGGCGCTAATGTAGGGCAGTATATGAACCCCTACACACAGAATGTTGTAGATCGACAAAAAGCTGAAGCTATGCGTGACTTCCAACGAACTCAAGGTGCTAGAAATGCACAAGCAGTACAAGCAGGCGCGTTTGGTGGGTCACGCGGCGCGGTACGTAACTTTCTAGCTGAAGATGCTATGATGAACCGTATGGGTATGATTCAAGATAAGGGACTGCGTGACGCTTACAAAGATGCAACCACACAGTTTACTGCCGCTCGTAAAGCAGACATGGATGTTGACAAGGCCCGTGCCGCAGAGCTTGCACGGTTTGAGAAGTCTACGGAGGACGCAGATCAGTTTGCTGCTAAACAAGGACTTGCTGCACTAGGTGTAGGATCAGGGCTTGCTAAAGATTCGGTGGCTTTGGGTGAGTTAGATCGTCAAACCGACATACAAAACCTACAGCTACTAGAAGGTATTGGCGCTGCTGCAGAAGGCAGAGACCAGCAGCAGCTTGATTTAGACTACAATGAGTTCTTAGCTAAAAAAGGCTACACTGCTGAACAGATTGGTAACATGACGGGCATCTTATCGGGCATGCCGATTGCTGCTACAGGCACAAATACGTATCAGGGTACGTCTACACAACCTGTGCGAGAGCCGGGAACGCTACAACAGTTAGCGGGTGCAGGGCTTACGGGACTATCTCTCTATAAAGCCTACGGGGGTTAATTATGGGTATTGCCACTAACTATGAGGCTCACGAAAATACTGTTAAAAGTATGAGTGACCAACAGATAATGCAGGGTATGCAGAATCCTAATCCTTCTGGTCCCCCGCCTTTTATGCTTTTAGTAGAAGCAAATATCCGCAAAGAAATGCGTGATGAGCAGACACGGCAAGAAGGGCTAGGCCAGCCCACAGTGTTGCAACAACTAACAGGTACGGCTCCAGCCCCTACACCACAGACTAACGTAGCAGGTATGCCTCAAGGTGTTGCTAGTGGTATGGCACAGTCTATGGCCCCTAAGACTGACGTAGCACAAAACACAGGTATAGCTTCTGTCGCACCTGTAGCTACTATGGCTAGTGGTGGTATTTTAAAAATGGCTACCGCAGGTGAAGTAGAGTCAGGATTTATAATACTTAACACTCCTCCTATAACTAGATTTGGAGAAGTAGTTACGGTTAGTGCAGATACACTAGAAAAACTAACGGACAAGTATCCTGATATAATGGCGCAAGCCAATGCTAAAAAACTCGTTGTACCTGCAGGTTCGGAAAAAGGGCAAAACATAGTCAACAGTCCTATGTATAAATCTGCCAGTTACCGTTATCCTAAAAATTTGGGTCCGGAAGGGTTATATCCCACGGAAACAGAATATTCAACATTAGTGCGTAGGGTCGATAATACCGAGCCTAATATGTTAAAAACAATACAGGAAAACGCAAAAGATACAGTAGCTAAAATTAAAGCTGCTGATATTGTTGTAGCTACTGAACCTACTTCTTTTATGGACCTTGATACTGTTGATACTCCCGGAGAGGCAGACAGAATATACGAGGCAGAGGTACGTGATGCGACTAGAGATACACGTAACGCAGTGGCAGGATTTTCTCCTAGTTTATTTCCTGAACGCCGTACTGAAACGGTACGCCCTACAAAAGTAAAGCCAATGCCCATTTATGCAGATGATGCTCCTGTATATAATGATGGTGGTTTTAACGAAAAATTAAGAGGTATACCTTCTGTTATTAAAGACACTAGAATTGATGGTAATGTACTACAAGGTCCAGCAGAACGAGCAGGAGATTACCTTGGAGCTATGAGTGGTGTTCAAGCTGGTGTAGATTATCGCGCAGCTAGACGCCAAGAAGCAGCCCAAGTAGAAGCGGATCGGCAAGCAGCGGCTGTAAGAGCAGAAACAGATCGTCAAGCTGCAATACAGAAACGTGGCATTATGGGTGTTGCAGATTCTCAAGCAGCGGAAGTAGATCGTCAAGCTGCTGAAAAGGCTTTAGATGCTAGGTATCCTAACCTTAAACTGCTACAGCCTGAAGTTACTAACGAAGGATTAGACCCGCAATTCCCTACTGATGGCACGTTGTTAAGCCCTACAGAGGCTCTACAGCGCAAAGCTACACGGGTATCTGATAGACCAGAAAGCATACGTATTGATGCTGGAGACCCGGGATTTGCGGACGTTAGAGCCGCAGAAGAAATAGAACGTAAACGCCGTATTAACGCGAAAAATACAAATGAACGCATTGATGAGTCTGCTATACCTATTGTAGATAGATTTCCTCCGTTAAGTAAGGCAGAACTTGGTGCTATGGGCAGTACCGAAGCCGAAGCATATCTTCAAAATATGCGCGGTGGAAGGGGAAGCGTTACCGGATATAATGAAGTAATGCTACCAGAAGTACGCAAAGAAGCAGAACTTCAACGGGCGTTTAAAGGTAGCTTTTCGGGTTATGGATATGGGGATGGGCCTGACAAACGGGTAGGTGAGTATTTGCGTGAGTATAAAGACCTTATGTCAGACGTACGTAGTAGGGATGGAGAAGTTCGCCCGTATTATATAGCGGAAGACGGGCTTAAACCTCAATATACATATACACATCCTACTTTCTATAAAGGACTAGAGAGGTTTGAAAAGCCCGACGCACGGGAAACCCGAGCAGGTATCGCTGCATACAGCCCCAGTGTTAACCCTAGCATTTTAGACACACCTGTATCGTTAGAATATATACAAAGTAATCCCGAGTTACTTAATGAGTATATGTTTGAACTACGCAAAGAGAACGCAGACAACCCTGCACTTGCAGATGCAGAGTTTCAAAAACGTTTAGCTGCTGACAAAGCAAAAACTGATGCTTTTGCTGCAAGAAAAACTGTAGAATCTGATGCAGATAATACACCCGCACTTGTAGTTACTTCTACCGGACCAAATGTAGACGCTAGTAACAATCCGGTAGTTAAAACTGACGATAGTTATACTGATATATTTAGAGACATGCTTGTTAGTCAAGCTCCCGGTGCGTTTGACACAGTTATAGGTGGGGCGCTCAAGGGTACAGTTAGTGCTGGGCAGTATATAGCAGACCAATTTGCAGATGCGGCTGCAAACCCATACGGGTCGGACCCATATGATCCTAAAAATTTAAATGAAAGTATAGGCAAATTTAAAGCCGCAAAATTACGTGATAACGCTGAAAAAACGGCTGACGCGTATGGAGATGTACCTTTTGAAAAGATTGAAACTCCCGGTTTAACAGATGCTACAAGAAAGACTTTGACCGAACAAGGATTTAAACCTTCTACCCCAATGCCTGTTATTGGTGATGGTAGTAACAAAAAGGTTAATCCTATGGCTAGTCGTGCTAGTGACTCTCCATCGTCCTACGAGCAGAAGCTGTTGGATATTTTAGCAGAGCGTGAGAAGTCGGCAGATCAAGATAAGTGGCTGGGTCTAGCTGAGATGGGTATGCGGCTTATGGCTAGCAGTAATCCTAACCTGCTTAGTGCTATAGGTGAGTCAGGTCTGGGTGCCTTTGGGTCATATAGAAAACAACAAGCAGGACAGGATGCTGAAGAGCTTAACATTCTTAGTAAATTAGCCGATTTAGATATGGCACAGCAGACGTTACAAGCCCGTAGAGATATTGCAGCAGCAAGTAGAAGCAGTAAAAATGGTTTTACTTTTCCTCAAGCGGTTAACACTCAACAAGAGCGCGCAAAACTTGTAAATAAACAACTCGCTGATATGCAAGACCCGTTAGGTAATAAATTAGAAGGCGTAGACAGGGTAGTTTACGATAAAAAAGTTAAAGAAGCCGCAGCTATAGAGGCAGATTTACAAAGGTTATATGAACAAGGTAGTTTAGGTTCTAGTAGATCATTAGCAACCGCGTTAGAAAACGTGCAGGTAGACAGTACGACATAAAGGGCGACACTATGGGTATGATGCAAGTTAAGGGCGAGTTTAGTGGCCGCACATATGATGTAAATTTTGCTGGAGAAGAACCCACACCACAAGAAATTGCCAACGCTACAGGCAAAATACAGGTACTAGAACGCCAATTTGAGAAGAGCTATGAAAATAAATATGGCGAGCAAGTAATAGATGATGGTACTGCGTTTGGACGTGGCCTTGACGTTGGGTTAACAAGTTTGCGGGGTGCTTTGGGCACTACTATACGTGATATTGGTACTCAAAGTGATATAGGTTTTATCGAAGACTTTGGTGCAAGCCAAGAAGCTGCCGCAAACAGAACACGATTGTCTAGGGCAGGCACTGCTACACCACCTAAAAATTTTGACGCGGCGCGAAAAGGTGGTTTTGGAGACACACTTTCTTATTTAGGCGAAATTGCAGGGCAGTCTGCACCACAAATGTTAGGACCACTAGCTGCTACAGGAATAGGTACGTTACTTGGTGGACCCGGTGTAGGCACTGTTGCAGGTGTGTCAGCCGCTATGCCTTACTTTTATGGTAGCGATTTACAACGTGCTGAACAACAAGTTGCTGCAGGCGAACTGGATGCGGTAGATCGTTTAAAAACATTTCAAGCGGCTACAGGTCAATCATTACTTAATGTTCTTGGGGACAAGTTCCTACTTAGAGGGTTAGTTACTCCCGGTAAGAATGTGCTTACTAGGGTAGGTAAAGGCACAGTCCGAGGCGCAGGTGTAGAAGTACCTACAGAAATAGGACAACAAGCGTTAGAACGTTGGCAAGCTGGATTGCCTATAGATAACGATGAAGCATTTGCAGAATATAGAGAAGTTGGTATTGCTGCAGGTCTGCTGGGCGGCACTATGGGTGGAGGACTAAGTGTATTTGGTTCGGCCCCGTCATTAGATGCAGGTAAAGGAAAAACAAATATTAGTGGTGAACCACCTGTAAGTGATACCAACACTGTTACCGCTGAAGAGGGTGTAGATTTTGAAGTCGGCAGACCAACAAAGGGCGCAACAGATGAGGCAGCAGATAGAGTAGCTGGGACAGACGATGCTGCTGCTATAACAGGACCAACAAGCGTAGAAACGAGTACAGGTACAGGTACAGGTACAGGTACAGGTACAGGTACAGGTACAGGCGCAGGCGCGGGATTAGCTAGTATTTCTGGTAGTGGTAATAGGATAGCCGCTAAACTTAAAACGGCAGACAGAAAACAAAAGATAGTACAGCAGTTAGAAAAACGTACAACACTACCAACTCTCGCAGAGGTACTTAGCTCTGACAATGTATCTAATGCAAAAGAACTTGTTGGTACTACTACAGAAGAACTTTCAGATAAACTTGTAAGCAAACCTGTAGGAACTGCGGAAACTGTAGAAACTGCGGGAACTGCGGAAACTGCAGAAGCAAGCAAACCTTCTGTAATAAAACGTACAATAGCACAACCTGATGATGCCGCTCTGCTTGAAGATGCTAGAAAATCAGTAACTGATCGTAAATCAGGTTCAGTTAGTGCCTTAGCAAATGATTTAAAAATTTCTAAAGCAAAAGCAGGAAAACTAATTGGTCTTCTTGCAGCCGAAGATAATCCTATAGTTGGCCCTGCAAAGCAATTTCAACCACGTCAATTTATACCTATGACTATAGAGGATACGCCCGATGCAGTTGCTGTAGGTGCGCCAATAGTTTCAGACACTATAACTCCTACAACAGAATTAGATGGTGGCACAGACGTTGAATCTGACGCAGAACCTAAACAGGGCGCACAACTGCCCGATAGGACCGAAAATTTATCCGACGATGAAATAGCAATAGCTACAGTTACTGAAAAGGCTAAAGCTAATCAAGAAAAGATAGACGCACTGCTCGCTAACCCCGAAGCAGACCCCGAAGGGGAACTGTTAAAAGCACTGCAAGATAACAATCGTGCATTAAACCAACGGTTAAACGTAATAAAGAAAAACGCATATGAAGGTGGAGATTACGGTAAATTAACACCCTATGGCACTTCTGTTAGAGAGGGTACACCTACAGGACTACCCGCGAACACTGGATTTGGACCTGATGGTCAAGTGATTGGCACACAAGCACTTAGAAGTAGTACCCCCACTACATCAGGATACGAGAATGTAGAGCCTATAACTGACGAGCAGGGTAAGAACCCAAGTGTCCTATCAAATGAGGCAATAGAATACTTAGAAGGGTTGGACCTAAACACGCTAGACTTAAACGCTACGTATCAAGAGGACATAGGTAGTGATGCACTACGTGTCGAGGACGTGCCGTTCACTGATAAAGCCGCAGTCCTATTTGCAGAAGACAAACCCTATGAACTGCAAGGTAAACCCAATTACACAGGTAAAATCCAGTGGCCTGCTGAATTGGAAAAGCACCTTAGAGCCTTACCAACATCCAGAGGGCCATATGGGTCGCAGACTATAGGTGACGCACTACGCACACTATATACGTTAAAAGATGGGGTTGGTAACATACCCGCAAGATTACAGGGTTCTTACGGCGATACGGAAGCTAGGGCCGCTGCAGGTCTACCCGAAAATCCAATTACTGCACCCGAGATGGAACCTATCACACCCACTCGCGTTAGAGATGATACTGATTTAGAAGTTGCCGATAGTCCCTCACAACTGGACGCTACAGGGTCGCCCCTTGTGCAGAGTTATGACAGGACGCTTGGCGCACCAATCGGTGATCCCACTAATACAAACCCTGCAAGCAAACCGTTTGTAGCTTTTGATACGTTACCCGCTAACCGTGCGGCAATAAAACTAAGTCAAGCTGAGTTAGACCTTATTACGGGTAGCGGTTTATCTAAAGAACAAAGACTAGCCGCGTTGAGTGGCGCATTACGCGATGCTGAATTAGTAGACGCTCTGGAAGTGGCAACCGCTAATACTATTAGTAGGTTGTTCAATGATCGTAAGGCTACATTTGGCCTAGTCGGTAAAGCTGCGCTAGCCTTAGAAAATCGACAGTCTACTACTGCGTCCGAAGCATTTGAACCTGATATAACTACATACGAAGATAAACTAAATATAATTAAACTTATTCGTATGACTGACCAGAACATCAAAGACATTAAAGATAAAGTAGAACGCGCAAGAGTTAAGGCGGCTAGAGATTATTTTCTTAGGTTCCGTAGACCTGTGGATGCGCTTCATGAAATGCAGGGCGCTCATGGTGATGGTAATAAAACTGGGGCTACTCAAACTGCATCAAAGGATAAGACCACCGCTAAAGACGCGGAAGGGGTAGAGACAGATATTAGTGCCCCTGCGTTTAACATTAACTTGGATGCTGAGAGTAAGTCTGATGAAGAAGCGTTCTACGGCCCTCTAACGTATACCAATGCAGTCAAAGCTATGTACTGGGTAAAGAATAACTTAGGCTCAGACACTAAAGCCGCGTTAACTGCAAGACGTGTGGAGTATGTGAGTAAGACCCGCGCTGTTGTAAAAGACGATCATAAGACCATGAAGGAGGGGGCCGCAAAACTGCAGGCTGCATCCTATGGACAAGCTATGCGAGAAGCGAGTGCGGCGGCAAGAGTGGCTGACGCGGCTAATAAAGCCTCTGCTGATCTAATAGCGGGTCTCGGCGCGCCAAATCCATTGATAGCGGAATTAGAAGCTATAGCTAGGCAGGACGAAGCGGAAGCTGCCAAGTTAGCTATGCGAAAGGCTTTAAGGGATAGACCGAAGAAAGAATACACAGACGATACGCTAGCAGCCGATTTGCTACGAAAGATAAACGAGATTAAGAAAGAATCAACGCAGTCTGTAGACGAAGCTGTAAGTGAAATCGAGTTAGCCGTAGCACAAGACAAAACCATTGCGGATATGACTGAGCGTGAATTAGATGACATTCTTGAAGCACAGATAGAGGCTGAGTTAGAAAGACGCGCTGCATTACCAGAAGGTATGAGGGGGCGTTTAAAGAAGACTAAGAAGTCTAAGTTTTTTGCTAAGGATAGAGAGGCCGTAGCTATAGAGCTTGCGGAACGACAAGAAGCAGAAGTGGCGTCTCTTAAAGAGGCTTTAGAAGTTGAACCTGCGGGTACAGAACAAGATGCCCCTGTAACTAAAGCACAGTTTAAGCCTCGTAAACTTGATGAAAAAGGCAAACCACTAGAAGGCGCACAGCAGGGAGAACGTGCAGGTGTAGAAACTATACTTGATGACGATGCGGGTGTGGTATCCATAGCCGCGCAGGGCGATAGTGATGTTATAGGCGACCTTGTAACTCCCCCTGCAATTAACGAGCAGCTTGAACTTCTAGGTAGTGAGATTAGTGCGTTGGCTGAACCCCTGCGACCTAGTACCCGTAATATGTTAGAGAACGGTGATTTAGTGGGCGCGTTGCGTAGCATAGCCATAACAGGTCGCTCTAAAAACGTGAGTAAAATAGCGGAAAGGTTGGTTCCGTATGTGGGCAATACACAAGTAAAACTGGTATCTGGCGGGTT